TTTAGGTGAGGAGTAATGAAACGACGAACCGTACCTAGATACACCAGTCTCGCAGACGACCGGACATCGACTCTTCGCTCCTTGCTCATTAAATAGTTCACCATCATTCCCTTGGCTTGCTATGCTTGCTTATAAGCTTGTTTCTCAGGTCTGTCCTCGCATTATCGCTATTCCGGCATTTTTCATCTAGCTTTGCATCGCTTGACCTCGCTCGTTGTTCAAGCCTATCCACGATGTCTTTTGCCAACCGCGTCTTTTTCTTTTTGCCCCTGTAGGCATTGACCTTGACCATGCCGTCGATATCGAGCTGCTTTTCCATTGCTGACGCCCTGACATCCCCAGTTCCTGATACCCACGCGGCGGGATCGTTATATTTCCCAAGCTGACCGTTGTACGTTTTTCCTTGAGTATTGATTCCGCTACGCCTTGCGATCTTGGTGATGGCTTCAAGATTGTCATCAGCCATCGAAGACATGCGTCCATGTTCCCGACGATTGAAGTCTGCGTCTGTATTCCAGCTACCTGGAGGCTTTTGAAACGCAAGCATCGCTGCCATGTTTGGTGAGTTTCCCTCTGAGATTAGCCAGTCGTAGACATCCCTAAGACCAGCGGAATCCATCTCTGCCTCAATGCTCTCAATTCTCTGCTTGTTCACCTGACTGGTCCTCTTGTTGATAAGCTTGTGGAGGTGCATTCATTTGCATGAGCATCTGTTGCTCCTCGTCACCAAGCAAGAACTGATCAATTCCAATGTCCATTGCTCGACCAAGTGCCTCCATGTAGGCGTTGTATGGCCGCGTGACTCCCGACATCATGGCTTGCTGTATGACCGGCAGAATGTACTGACCGATGTCGGTAAGCTGTGCGATCTGAGTGTCACGATTTGGCTTTCGAGCAGTTCCGGCTTCGACGCGATATCGGAAGTCTCGCGTGATCCGAGATACGTCTCCCGTTAGGATCTGCTCCGCAAAGACGTTTGCTGCGGTTACACCGATGATGGGAACCAGATCCTCAAACTCAGCAAGGTATCTCATTGCTTGGATTTCGCGAGTCGCACTCAGCGACAGCCAATCTTCCACCCGTGATGCCATGTCGTCGGGCCGGATGTTGATGTTCTCTTGGCGATACTGTGCTTCCGCAGCCGACCGCATTTGTCGGCCTGACATTCCGTACATCAACTCGGTTAGCCCCAATCGCTTGTCAATGGCTTGGTTCACCTCGGAAACCATGCGGAAGATATCTAAGCTAAAGCTAGGTGCTTGCAAAAAACTGACCATGTCACTGATGCTGGAGCCACTAATTCTTTCAAGGTCAATCACTGAAAACGGACCAGATCCGCTTGTTAGCTGGGAGCGAATGTTTTCACCAGCCTCTTTCATGACGCCAACGTATATCTTGCTGCCAGCAGCAACCTTGTCAGCCAAGAACGACATGCACCAGTTGACAAACTTCAGCTCACCGATGCACGGCTTGACCATCGAGATCGGCCACACTTCGCCCGGCTTTGCGTGAAAAGAAAGTCGCACGATGGGCCATCCGCCATCGGCCCAGTAATCATCCCAAAACGGAACCTCCCAAGATGACCGCTCTAGGATGAGTTCCATATCACCTGTTTGTAACACATTAGGGGCGAGGTTCAGTGGATAAGGGCATTGTTCGCAAATTGCCAAATAAACGTAGTCACCTAGAGCTTCCAGACCTTTTACCTTCTTGTCCTTCGCGCCGAGCTTAATGTTCTGACCAGCACCGTTCTTTGAATAGACATCCCAGTATTCAACTAAGTCGTGCGTGACCCCTGCCGTTGATCCATTTCCATTACGCTTCGCGCCGTAGGACTTGCTGTCCATTGCGGTCTTGCGAGCGTACTTGCCTTTCAAAGATCCAGGTGGCAATCCAAATTTCTCTTCAACCACATTGGCTGGCTGGCAATTTCGCAAAGCAATCCAAGTGCAATCTTTCCAATACTTCGCGTCTGGATCGCATAGCAAGTCTTTATTGGATCGATACCGAGATCGCGCCATCTTGGGACCACCTCCGGGTGGCTGTTCCATTTCGACTTCGAGCAACCCTAGTCCGGTAATGATCGCCTCTGTGATCGCAAGCCTCGCCTCGTCCTGCTTTGAGCCTTCCTGCTGGATGTAGTTGCTGATCGACTCAAGGATGCGAGCATGGTCACGATCAATTACAGAAGCTTTCTCATCGTTATCGACGTTCTGTTGATATTGCTGATACAAAGCCTGGACGGATTGAACTATGTAGGGATCGTTTACTACGCCCTGCTGAACTGCCTGCGTCATGGCAAGCATTTGCATGGCCTCTGGGTTGCCTGCGTAAAATGTCTCGATGCTAACGTCAGGATTCTGCCGAGGAGTTACAGCAATCGTTGGGTTCTGGTGATACAGCACCGGCCCAAACATCGACACCGCCTCAAATAAGCGGTTGACCGACATCTGGAATTGCGGCATCTGCACATCTTTAGCCAAAAAGCCATCGTGTGATCCGCCGCCTTTCTTCATGGATGCCCACATGTGGTTGGCAGGCCCATCGTAAAAAGCCATTGCCTCGTCAGCATAAACATCAAACTTCTCTTTCCTGTCTTTACGCGCTGACGCAAACACCCTCTTCCACCGATCAACTATTGGCTGAAGAGGATACTTGGCTCCTGCTGTCGGCTGTGGTCCGTAATCATCCATTTGCGAAACCTACTTTTCTTCAAGTTGAGTGATTCTGCGCTCTAGCTCTGTGATGGTTGCGTCAAGATTCTTTTTTTCCTGAGTGAAATCCCAAACACCATCAACGTCCATTCTTAAGTCAGGGTTGGCGATCAAGCGGTCGTCATCCTTGTGCAGCACCTCACTGTACCCTTGGCCGCGAAACGCAACCTCAATCGACCGCTCTCCTACTCGCATCACATGAGCAATGTCTGCATTCCTTTCGGAAACCGTTGCTCGGTGATAAAACACCACGATTTGTCCGCGAGTTGGCACTGGCATTTTCCAAGGCTCTGGCTCAACTGGAACAGGCTCTGCCACAACTGCCACACTTTCCTGTGACTGAACCTCTTCAACTGGTTTACTGCTTACGCGACGGGCTGCTTTCTTAGCCATCTTCATAGACTCCTGTTGGTCCCAAAATGATGGTGCTGGACATAGCACCAAATGGATTAGCTGCCTCCTGCCGCATACGTCTTCTCTCCTTGAACTGGCGTACCCTGCGTTGCCCAGGCGTTTCTACTCGCCTCTTTCCCTTGGGCGCGACGTAGGGCTGTCTTGAGTCTGTTAGGTAGGCTGCGAGATACTCCATGCACTCAACCGCGTGAGTGTTTGCTCGCCGGTTTCCGGTGTCGGTCACCATGCCATTGACCTTCTTTTTTCGGAACCGTCGCATCTCTCTGTCGAGATTTGGACATCGCTCGAAATCCACAATGAGCTGCGGACTTCCACCACCACCGATGGAAAGCATTCCGCGAGCGACCTCTTCTCGGTAAGCGATAACCGAACAACCTGGAATAAACCTGTGGCGAGTTTCAACGCACTCTACGTCTTGCGACTTCATCTCTCGCTCATACGCTTCGCGGGGAGCGATGCCGGTGTCGATAGAGGTAAGGTTTCCACCGTGAGCATCAATCACGAACGTCTGAAACCAAACACCGGCTGTTTTTTGCGCAAGGGCAAACGCTATTTTCCTAGCATCGCACTGATGGATATAAATCTCGTCATACACCAAGTGCCATTTTCCACTGGGTGGTGTCGCCACTAGCACGGCGGCAGCAGTGTCATGGCCGGGGTCCACTGCAAGCCGCCTGCACCAGTGGTGCGGAACCTTCCGTTCTTTTAGGTATTGATCAGCCTCGCCCTTCAACTGACCGGCATACCCTTGGATGTCATGAAGCCCGCGCTTCCACATCGGGTACATCAAGACAGAGTCGGTGACCATTTCCCCTAAAGCACGTTTGCGATAAACGTCATCGCCCATGCTTTTCCAGCCAGCAACCGCAGCCTTCTTCGCTTCTTCAGGCAAGTAAGGATTGCTTTCCATGCTGATGCGAAAACAAACCGTGGTCGGATTTGGACCGCCACGCTCATGTGCTTCCTGCTGAGTTTCAGCGCGTTCAGCGAAACGAGCCATTGCATCGTTTTCATCGTGCGGCAACGCCGACCAGATCAAGCGACCAGCACGGTCAATTAAACGACCTGCACTTTCCTCGTACCAACTTGGGTCAAGAATGTCTTCATCAATCGCGATCAGATCACCCTGCCAGCCCTGCTCAGGTTTTGATCGCGACGAAAACGCCTTTATTTCCCAGCCGTTCTTGAGAAACACATTACTGAAAATCTGCTTTGCTCGGTCCTGCCAAACAATTTTCTCAATCATTCGCGGCGGAATGAGTGGTGGCGAAGGCTTGGCTTCCTTTACGCGAGCCTTGTCTTGAGGAACCCACGGTCGATACACACGCCAAAGATTTGTTTCAGAGTCGCGAATGATCTTAAAAGCACCAGCCTTAAACAGGTAATTGAAGATTACATTCCCGACATGCCACTGCTTATAGCCGATGATCGCGCACACGCCATCACGCAGTGGATATTTTTTGTATGGGTCTTTCCCTTGCACAGCCCTCGCAATCTCAATGAACGCTGCGAGGCTTTTGCCACCACGGTTGCCACCCATGATCATGCACTCAGGTGCATCGCATTTATGGAACTCGTCCTGCGTTGCCTGCGGCACATACAGATTCAACGCCTCTAGTCGTCGCTGCGCTATCTCATTGGCGACCCGGATTGCTTTCTTCTTAGCGAAGTTTGCATTGCCTTTGCCGATAAGCTCTACAGCGTTATCTGGCATGGACCCTTTGTCATTCTGCATCCTTCACCTCCGCATCAATGACCTTGTCACTGAAAGTAGGAATTGCAGTCGCCGGTAGTGAGTTGCCCTCCTGGTACTCAACGAGATGCTGACGCATGACTTGGATCAGGTCGCGTTCTTCCATCATGTCGAGTTGGCGTTCGGCAAGCCCAAGCTTGGTTACCTTGCCAGCCAACTGCATCATCATGTCATGGATCTTTACTCGCTTCTGGCTACCCGGATCACATGCCAGGTATGTCGCGAATAGGTGCTTTGCCCAGCCGTTCACGCCACCAAATGGCCGAAGCATGCTCTCAAAGATTTCATTGATATGGGGATCAAATGACCCACCGTCCTTGAGCGTTTCAAGAGTCTCAAGTCCCTGTTCTTCAAGGACAGCAAGCCGATGATCTAGCTGATCTTGCTTGGCCTGCTCCGCTAACTTGGTACGACATGCCTTGCAGACATCTCGGTGACCATCTTCTTTGGACACATCTTTGTGAAACTCATCAAGACTTTTTCGTGACCCACAGTGCGTACAAAACTTGCAGCCAGCCTTGTTGGCTTCTGCTTCGATTGGGTCAGGAATTTCATCTTGCAAAGGCATCTGATCATCCATAAAAAAAGCGGACGAACCAACAACGCGGCTCGTCCGCTGTAAACCATCCTGGCTTTGCCGCTAAGTCTTAGACCCACTCAGGGGCAAGCTCGACTTCGACAAGGTCGTCATCGGTTGTGTTCGCTTCCAGAGCAGTACCGAGTACCAAACCGTGATCTGTGGCAAGGGCAGCTTCCGCCAAACGGCCTGACGCGCCAGCTTTGATCACATCGCCAGCAGCAATGCTTTCGGCTGTCGCTGGCTGCTTGACCTTGGTTGGACCCTTGACGATTGCATGGAACAGATCGTTCGCAGCCACAGTCGATGACCCCAGAGAAGGATCGACTACCAAGCAGCAACGATCACCTGCGCTCGACTTGGCGTCAGCAGTGCCAAGCCCTGCGTGACCGCCATCAAGATCGACGACAACGATTTCACCGGCAGACAAAGTTCCACCAGTCTTGTTGCGAAGAACGCGAGCAGTAACACGGCGACCAACCGTTCGATTGTGCATGCCCGCAGCACTTGCTACAGCAGCAGTAACGGGAAACGTGTACTCGCGACCGTCTAGTGCGGTGTTGATATCCACGCTGTCTTCGTTTTGACCCTTGATGGTTTCACCAAGGCCAAAATCAGAAACTGAATCATTCATCTCTAATCTTCCTATGAAGGATGTTTGTGATTAACCAAAGTGAAAAGGATCACGCTTCGGAAAGCGGTTTCCAGACAACAAAGTTGCGAGGCGACTTGTACTTGATGTTGCTAAGTGTTGAGACAACAGCGTTCAAGCTTTGGGTAGCCAGGTCGTACTGCGGTCCACCTTCTGCATCAAAAAGCTCATCAGTCAGGCTCATCAACTCCATGCAGGCCAGATTGATGCCGAACCCGTAACCAACCGGCACGGCGTTCTCGTATGACACTTCGACTCCGTCAAACATGTAGCTGTTTCTGAAGCCAAGTTCTAAAAGAGATCCGGGGGCCATCTTGACCTCAATCGACTGGCGACCATCGTTATGGTCCTTCAGTTCGATGTACTTGTTGCGATCAAGCATCACGTTAGTGATCTGACCTTCGATGGTGCTGTTGCGTTGGGCATGGGTAATCCCGTACCGCATTGCCTGCTCCATCTTCGCACCAGCAGTTGTGCCGCTAAATGCAGTCGAGTCAGTGACGACCTGAAGGCTCGACCAGAAGTCGTACTGCTTGTCCGCAGTTGCTTCTGGAAAGGATGAACCAGCCGCTTGTGCGCCACCGTAGTAACCCAGGGAGCAGTTGAGGTTCGCATAGCTTCCACTGGGAGCAATGACCTTGTCTGCTGCATTCGCAGTACGAGCCACATTAGTCCCAAGGGTCAGTGTCTGACCATTGCTCTGCGCGAGCGTTTTCAGCCCATGCCAAAACCTCTCGTTATTTGCGTCCTCGCCGTCCACATAAAATTGTGTGGCAAGACCTTCCATCAAGCTGCTCTTGATGCGTTCGGCAAACTGGTCAACAACCTTGACGATTGCTGCCTCGCCTTTGTTTTTCTCAAGCTCGCGGCGGCGAATTGAGTCAACGCACTCGTAACCACGCCAATCCAACGCGGCATGCTTAAAAAGACTTTGAGCAACAAAGCTGCGGGCGTTCTCTCCCGTAGCAGCCTGAGTCGCATGATCCTTGTACTTGACCACCCACTGGATACCCTCACCGCCATGACCAGTGCTGATCCGGCCAGCCTGTTCGAGAAGCGCGAGCAGGGCGAAGTTGCGTTTTGAAGCATCTTCAATTTCCCTAAGTAGCTTGGGCATAGTGGTCGTAAGTGATCGCTGCCAAGAAAAGCGATCAAAGCCCTGAAATCCCTCTGGCATTTGTCTATCCTCCATAACATGTGCCACTGAAGGCACTCAGGAAATAAAACTCACTCGCCAATTTGCATGGCCGCGAGTACCGATTCACCAAAGGACATTTGCTCTTGTCCTGTTTGGCTTCCACCGCTTTCAGCAGTCACGCCATTAAAAGCGTTCTGCTTACCAGTCCGTTGGTTTGTCTTGCCTCGCATTGCCCGCTTCTGCTGCTGGGCAACCGCTGCTGTTGCTTGACTTGCTTGATGCTGCGACTGTGCTGGTGCTTGGACGCCCATCGCAAGTTTTGCGTATTGAATTTGTTTGCTTGTGGAACCCACGCCATCATTTGCTGCTGAGTCCATGTGCTGCAAAAACTGCTTACCCTGCTGTGAGTAAACAAACTCACCGCTAATAGGATCTTGAATGAAATTCCCTGTTGCGGGATCTTGCTGATAGAGCCAATTCGCATTTTCATTGATAAAGCTATCAACTGTTGCTTGCTCTTGAGCCTGAGTCTGCTTTTGTGTGTAGCTATGCTCAAACTTGTCAGAAATCATCTGCTCTACACGCTGATCGATCACGCTCGCGAACTGACGCGGATCTTGTAGAACTTCTTGCCACTGACGCATTTTTCGATCAAGACCAAGAATCTGCTCGCGAGTTGCCTCGTCAGCATGATCGCTGATTACGCGATTACCTTCTTCATCGATCTCGATGTATTGATTTGCCCAACTTGCGTCTTTCCAGCCATCAATAAGCTCTGCCAAGGGATCAAGCTTCTGTGGTTCGCTTGCCACTTGCTCTGGCTGGCGATATTGCTGCTGAAACTTTTGTTGCTCTTGATAGAACTTTACCTGGTCAGCGTATTGCTGAATCTGCGCCTCTCGCTGCTTATTAGCCTCCACCAAGGCTTGCACTGCGTTGCCAGGATCGTCGAAACTTTGGAATCCAGCATCCTGTAAAGCAGACGACCACGCAGGTTGAGTAGCGTCAACGGCCTCCGTGCCGTCTTCGCCTTCACCCTGTACAGCAGGAGGTGAGGCGTCTGCTGCATCAGGGCTATTTACAATTTCATTGTTCGGAGCATCTTGCTCGACATCAGGGAAAGCTTCCTGCTCTGCATCATCGTTTTCTACAGAGTCGTCTGACATGATTTACCTTGTCGCAAGTAAAAACGAAAACCGTGTATATGGTTTGATGCCTTTATCATCTGGAAGCAATTCGGTAGGTCAAACATCCTTGAGGTGCTTTGGACAGAAGTGGACGGTAATACACAGGTGAGGTGGTTTTGAAAGCCAAACAGACAGAATCAGAATCAAAAGCACTGATGCCGCTAACGGATTTGCGCATCGCTTTGAAGAAGAGTGGCATCGTTGACGTACCGCGCAGTACAGTCAGGAACTGGTATCTACTAGGAGTAGTTACGCCAAAAGGCAGGGTTAAGCTCAAGACAAAGAAAGTCGGCAACCGCCACATGTCCAGTATAAAGTGGACACTAGACTTTCTTGATGAGCAAGACTCGACCTAACGCAAACCACGGAGGTTGTAGTGAGAGTTCTTGTAATAGGCGACACGCACTGCCCTGCCATGCACCCACGATACCCTGAGTGGTTGGCTGAAATTCACAGCCAATGGCAATGCGAGCGCGTTATTTGCATTGGTGACTTAATCGACAACTTAGCCCTTAACTTTCACAGCAAGAAGCCAAGCCTAAAAAACCCAGTTGCTGAAAAAGAGAAAGCTCAGAAACAGATTGACAAGCTTGTAAAACTATTCCCCAAAGCTGACTGGCTTTTGGGCAACCACGACATTCTCCCGTGGCGGTGGGCGGACGAAGTCGGCCTGCCACACGAATACCTGCGCAAGCCAGGGCAAATCTGGAAAGTTCCGTGGAAGGTTCACCCTCGCTACGCGGATCTGAAGATAGAAGGTGTTCTGTACCGACATGGCGACAAAGGAAAAGGCGGTCGCATGGCAGCACTGAACAATGCCTCTGCTGAACACTCCTCTGTCGTTCAGGGACACTTGCACCAGCAGGGAGGCGTCGAGTACCTAGCAAACACAAAGCATCGCATATTCGGATGCCAGACAGGATGCGGGGTAAACGACAAGTCTCTTCACTTTGAATACGGCAGGAAGTACAACGCAAAAAGCGTTCTGGGATGTGCGGTAGTCGTGGATGGACACACCGCATACTTTGAACCAATGCCTGAGAAGCTTGCAAAGGATTTGAAATGAAATCAAACGATATTGTAGCCGTTACTTTTCTCGATCATGTTGAATCCCCAAAGGTAAGCAAAGCTGAGAAGTTCACTGTCTTTGGCCGAGTGATCCAAGTGACATCACGATCTGTCATCGTTGGTGCTTGGTGTTATGCGAACAAACGCAGGAAGTGCGATCACAACACAACCACTTACACCATCCTTCGATCTTGCATCGAGAAGGTTGACATCCTCGTTCCGAAGGAAGACTAAGGTTTTGAAAGACCCTTTCGCAACGCGACTGGATGACGCTTCCTGTCTTCAACCTCTGGATCGTGATAAGTCCTTGTTTCGCGAAACTGGGTAGCTACCACTGATCGCATGGCTCCGGTCTTGTCGATCCATTTGCTGCGATACACCCTTGCAGCCCATAACCTCACGGGATGCGCTGCGTGTCTTTGGTAATGACCTTTGTACTGAAGGTCTTTCAAGAGAATAGCCTTTTCTAGCGGCGCAACTCTCTTCAGTGCTTTCTCGACTTTTTTATCCCAGTCCTTCTTGCCTTCTTCTGTTTTCACAATGCTTCCATCAAGCATGTAGTAACCTTGGCAAACAAATGACTTTTTCTTTGGCGACCAATCCCAAAAGATTAACTGCACAAATTTCGGCCTGCCCATCTGGTCGTGCGTGTGATTCAGTTCGATGATGTCGAACCGATCTTGTACCGCGAAAGACTGCGATCCGATTGCTAGTGTTACCCAAAGCAAAAGCGCAGCCATGACACGATCTCCCTATCGCGGGTGTTTCTTTCTAAGCCTGTTCCTTGGCCTTCTCTTTTTTCCATCGAGGAAAGACGCGAGTTGTTTCTGCCTGTAGTATCGCGGCATGTAGCTGAGGTCGCAAACAGTCTTCGAGTTGGGTCTATGATCGCTAACCCTCACTTTCATCTTTCGATTGCCTTTCTGTGCGTAGACATACCTGCTCAGACTCTTGCTGCTTCGACACAGGGAAACAGACCACCCCCGTCTTTTGAAAGTATCCACAACCGACCTGACAACTCTTGCAATCGACTGTGCTTCTGTCATTCCATTTGATCTCGTCGTAATTGGATTCAAACTTATCCCTGTCCACTGGTCGCGGTGAGTCGCCCTTTCCGTTCACCATCCTCTCCGTGATCTGAGAAGCACGCCTGTGATAATGCACACAACACCCACGATCAACATCCACACTTCACTCATCACCCACCTCACTTTCGGTTAGCTCAATGAGCCGGTCAGCTTCTCCGGCTGCACACGAAGTAAAAAGATCAGTCCCGTAGTGAAGGTTCTCCACCTCACTAACTATTTCACGAAGTCGCTCAATCTCACCTTGCAGTCGCTCGATCTCGTCTTTCAGTTCATCACTCATCTTCACCCACCTCCTTTTCAATCGCGTCACACAGTCGAGTGTCACACATGCTGCCGCCGCCCTCAACGTAAGGCTGGCACTTTTTGAGTAACCCACGCAGTCGCTCGATCTCGTCACGCAATTCGTTGATTATCCCGTCCTGAACCTCGACCGTATGCCGCGAAAGGTCGCGTTCACGCTCTGCTTTGGCTAACGCTTTACACATCTTCTCGAATTGTGACTCACTCATAACTCACCTCCTCCTGCCTGTTCGATGATTGCTCGCTCACTGTGATCTCAACTCGCGGATTATTAGCATCCTTGTCCCTAGCAACCGGCATAAACATGCACTCGCGGTCATCGATCCACAGTCCAGCGTCAGAGAATCCATCAAAGACAGCTTTCAAAGACGCCAGGATATTGTCCCGATCCATAAACCTGCGAGTCTTGTGATAGAAAGTGATCTCCACCTTCGCCTCGCGGATCGGCTCCCGCACATCCTTGTTGTAGCAAGCCTCCATTGCCTGCTCTTTTGCATGCTCGCGGTACTTGGCAGTCGCATTAGCCTTGCTCATGTAATGACATCGCACATTCGGCTTCACCTGTTGCGGCGGCTGATCGACCGTGATCGTCACTGGTTTCATTAAAACAACTCTCTCGAAATTTGTTCAATAGGACGAAGGATCTCATTGGGAACAAAGTAAGACTGCTTTTCCACATCTTTACATCGCCCGTCACCATGAAACTTATACTCTGGTCGCTTACCTTCGCGAGCAATGCACCACCCAACTAACTCATAGGACGGAAACTTTCCTCGCACTAAAACAAACGCGGCATCGTCGCTATCTCGATCATGCAGTATCAATCTTCCATTGGGTAGTTTTGTGCTGCGAACCTCAACTGCACCAACATCGCCCTTGTACTCACGCAGCTTCCCGTGCTGCCAGAAAATGTTTAGTGCTTTACCCACAGCCGCTTCTGCACCAGCCGACTCAATGTCGTTACCCCACAAGTCTGACTTGGGTGTTCCATATGGCTCATGGCGACCATTGTTCAAAGCACTAATTCGACGCATCACGCCAGCCTGAGCAGCAAATAACTGCTCTTGCCATGTCAGTGAAATGTCCATCAGTCTTCGCCTCGTAATGCTGTGACTTTTGTATCGACCCGCAACTCAACATCGAACGGAAACTCGATTCCGCTGCCGTCTTGATCCCGTACAAATACACGCAATTTGTTCGGAAGTTTTTTCGCCTTATCGAAGTTGTAAAACCACACTGCCATACGCCTTGCTGCTTCGGAGTAGGTCACATTCCCCATCGGCATCCACTTCGGCCAGTCTTTGTGACCGGC